CGATTACCAAGTTGGCAGTCGAGGCGATCAAAACAGAGATCGAAGAGGTCAAGGCATCGTCGACCGCCAAGATCACAAGCCTGCAGGAAAAGATCAACCAAATCCTCGCGATCACAAACGAGGTGGATGCATGAGCAGGCTGGCAGATATTGTGTGGTGGTCGGTTGGTGCGGTATTGTTCGCCGCATTGATGTTAATGCTGGCTTTTGTGTAAAATTGAATCTCGGTCTGTCACAGCAGACGGCGGATAAACGTAACCGCCATTTAATGTTAAAATGCTGACACCACCAACCAGCAAACACGCATGGGGATTGAAGCCTGAGTCCGCAAGACTTGGTAGACCCGCCAACAGAAAGTCAGCGTCCTAGGCAACGCTGAATGAGACTGGTTAGACAGTCAGTCCCCAGCCGTGTGAGTGCCAGAGTGTTAGCGACTTGGCGTGGTTTTTTTTCTTTGACTAAAACCCTGCTTTATGGGAGCTCACAAATCATTTGACATAGGCTGTCAGAGTAGTAAAATGTAGGCATGTAGTCGAGCTGGAACCTCGACGAATGAAGCCGCTTTAGTATGCGTCCCGCCCCGTTAAGGGGGTCAGTCCCACAAAGACTGGGTTCCACGGGGTGCAGACTAAAGCGGCTTTTTTTATTCTCCCGAAGTGCTTGAGATGTTCAGGGTCAACCGTGTTGGATCAAGCAAAGCGTGACAGTGCCAAACTAAACGAAAGTGGCAACCGTGGGAGTTGAGAGCGGTCACAGGTAGCACCATGCGATGAGCAGCTCCATCAGATCAATCTGGTGGGAGAGCTGAATACAAAGCACCCTGTGATGACAAGCTCGGTCAGAGCGGTATCGGGTCTCCGCACATTAGGGGGCGATAGTCTGATCAGTTGTGCTGGAATAATGAGCGATAAGCACAGCCCGTTGCGATAGTCACTGGATACCTCAGTCAGCATACGGAACACCTCGAGGGATGGCTACGGTCACCCTTGGGGGAGTTTTGTCCATCACTCCGTACTGTTTCCTAGTCTGCATAATAAGGATGGCGATGAAAGCGAACGTACTTACACAACTGACCCACGAGCTCAAGCCGTGTCCACTCTGCGAAAGCGCAGCAACGCTAGAACCGATGAACAAGGGGACAGGCTGGCGCGTGAGGTGCAAGAATTATGAATGTGGGGCAACGCACTGGATTCAACCTGATCCTGATGGCGCTGCTGGAATATGGAATAAAAGGGTTAAGGAATGAAATACTTCTACGACAGGCGTACAGGCAGGATCGCTCACATCTGGGATGGTGAGAACACGTTCTGTGGCTTCCTCAACGACAACGAGGCGGGTTCTCGAGAAATCCAAAACAACAAAGCATCAAGGGAGCTATGCCACTCCTGCGAGGTAAGGTGGATACAATGGAACAAGGGGGGTAGTCCCAAACCACGAAGGTCGCTACAATCGCGGGTATCACATCCGCTTTGAGAGAAAGCTATGGCTGGCAAGAAAATAGGAAGACCCACCAAGTACACGGAAGAGCTCGTCGCAGAGATATGCGAGAGGGTAGCGAACGGTACACCGCTGCGGGAGATATGCAGGGAGGAGGATAAGCCGAGCTGGACGACGTTCTATGATTGGCTGCGAAGAGACGAAACGCTTTCCGCACGCTTCGCGCAAGCTAGAGAGCTCGGCACTGACGCAATCGCTGAGGATGCGCTGGCTATCCTTGATCAAGAGCCTGAGCGTGTCGACGGTGGCAAGATGGATAGCGCGTTCGTCCAGTGGCAAAAAAATCGCGTGGAGCTCCGCCTGAAGCTGCTGGCGAAGTGGAATCCCCGTAAGTATGGCGACAAGACGTTCGTGGCTGGCGACAAAGAGAATCCCGTCCAGACCGAGACCACGGTCAACGTGCTCGACATCGCGCTGACCAACCTTGAGCGCAAGCTGCAGGTACAGAATGAAGAGTGAAGTGGAGTCGGACTCCACGCTTGCGGAATCGATCAAGCTATTCAAGAGCCCTGAATTCCGCGAGATGTACCTCAAGGCGACCGACATCCAGCGGATATCGTTCCACTGGCGGCTGAAGTGGCTATCGTCCGCACACCCACACCAAATACTACCGTCAGGCGACTGGTGGTCGATCTGGCTGCTACTGGCAGGACGAGGAGCAGGCAAGACTCGCGTCGCAGCGGAGCAGATCGGCTGGTGGGCGTGGGAGATGCCCAACACCCGCTGGCTGGTCTCCGCCCCCACCTCGGCAGACGTGCGTGCCACCTGCTATGAGGGTGACTCAGGTCTGCTCAACGTGATCCCGCCAGAGCTGATCAAGGACTACAACAAGTCGTACCACGAGCTCAGGCTGATCAATGGCTCGCTCATCAAGGGTGTGCCGAGCTCCGAGCCCGAGCGCTTCCGTGGCGGTCAGTATCACGGCGCATGGCTCGATGAGCTCGCAGCGTGGGAGTACCTCAGAGAGGCGTGGGACATGATCATGTTCTCGGTGCGACTGGGGGAGCATACGCGCATACTGGCGACGACGACGCCTAAGCCGAAGGAGCTCATCATGGAGCTCATTGAGCGCGACGGCGACAACGTGGTGGTGACCACCGCCTCGACCTACTCGAACATCGACAACCTCGCACCATCATTCAGGGAGCAGATTCTTAGCTATGAAGGCACGAAAATTGGTAGGCAAGAAATTTATGCTGAGATCATCGATCCAGAGGAAGGCGGGATCATCAACCGTGACTGGTTTAGACTTTGGCCATCGGAGCGCGAGTTCCCTCAGTTTGAGTACGTCCTACAGAGCTATGATACTGCGTACACCGAGCGCACGACTGGTGATCCGACTGCGTGCTCGGTGTGGGGGATATTCAAGCCGCTAGACCGCCCACTGTGCGCGATGCTGATCGACTGCTGGAGCGAGCACCTCGCCTACCCTGACCTAAAGCCCAAGCTGCTGGAGGATTACACGGCGGTGTATGGGGAACCGGGCAAGCGCGTCGACCTCGTGCTGATCGAGGAAAAGGCGTCAGGTCAGTCACTGATCCAAGACTTAGGTAGGGCGCATGTGCAGGTGCGAGGATACAATCCGGGCAAGCTCGACAAGGTGCAGCGTGTCCACCTGATCTCGAACATCATCGCGGCTGGTCGCGTGTACCTACCTGAGTCGACTAAGCGCAAGGGATACATCAGGGATTGGGCGGAGCCATTCGTGCAGCAGGTCTGCTCGTTTCCTGAGACGAATCACGACGACTACGTTGATACGATGAGTCAGGCACTAAGGTATCTGAGGGATTCAGGATATCTGGACATTGATCCCGAACCGCATTATGATGATAGCGATTACGTCGACGAAACCCGCATCAAGCGGGGCAACCCTTACGCCATGTGACGCTTATGCCGACTCCAGCCAAACAAAAAAGTGCAACCGAGCGTGCCATGGAAGACGACATCAACGACTTGAAGCCGCAGTCTAAGCCTACGCTGGCTGATATCATGGCTGAGATCGGTGGCAATCGTAAGGAGCTGGACCGTATCGTCGCTGGCGGCAGGTATTACCCCGGGCGCATGAGCCAGACGCAACAAGAGGCAATCCGTTTGCTGCAGGCCGCGAACCAGTAGAGCAACCCTGATCGCTGGCTCGAGTCACTTAGCCCGTATGATCGGGCCAACTTAGAATTCAACATCAACAACAGCAACATGGCTGGCTACGTTGACAAGTCGGCGCCTAACAAGGCCGTCGTCCAGAACATGCAAGAGGCGTTCAACACCGTGCCGCATGAGCTAACCCACACGCTGCAGATGAACAACCGTGCAGGCGTGGACCTTAGCAAAGACAACGACATTCTCGAACGCGCTCGGTATCTGTCGCCTGAAATGCGAAATAGTGTATTCCCGTCCGCAAACAGGTTTGACAATCCGCTCGAGGCATGGGCGAACATCAACTCCCGAGCGCACAACGTGGCTGCAGAGGGTGGTGATTTTATCAACTCACCTGAAGGCCGCGCACTGTTTCCTGATCAGGCCGCGCAGCGCGACTATTACACAAAGGCGATGCCGGGTGTGAACAGCATCACGCCAGACACTGGGACATTCGTACCTAACAATGAGTCGTATATTGACAAAGTTAAGCGCGTGATGGGGTTTGCCGACGGTGGGATGATCACCGACACGCAAACCCCTGCGGTCGAGGCGATCAAGGACACCGTGCGCGATCCGCAAGCCAACGAGATGCTCAACCTCGATCTGGCTAAGCTGGCGGTTATGAACCAGCCGCAACGTATGGCATCTGGCGGCATAGCGCACATGGATCGTGGTGGCGTAGTTGACATGCCATATGATGGTATTTCGCTTGAGAGAGCGCCCGACACCAATGCGTTCAGCGTGAACAGAAAGCCTGCATCACAAGCCTATACTGCGCTGGGTGTTCCGTTGCTTGATGAGTCAGGTCAGGTTAAGCCTAATCCGCAGACAAGTTATGACTTACGCATGGCTGACTTGAACAGGCAATTGGACTCAGGCATCAAGCCCGACCGGATGTCCGACATAGACTTTGCGCAGGATCAGGTATCTCGTGGCCGCGGTCAAGGCCACGTCATTAAGGCGATCGGTGACCTGTTCTCAGGTGTTGAGCACTTGACAGGCTCTTCGATGGGCCTTGATCCAACGATGGGGCTGATTGGAAAGACGGGTGAGCTGCACGCAATACCGGGTGCCGCTAGGTACATGGCTAGTCGTGCATTGCCAGAGATCAAAGATACCGCGGCGATGGCGGCTGAGATGTATTTGCAAGGTAGGATGCCCGGCATGGTTGCTCCGGCATCGTATGCTGCGCCACCTACATCAGGTGGTAAGTTATTAACTCCAGTTAAAATTGCTCATCAAACAGCACAGCGTAATGCGGCATTACCTATTGAACAAGGCGGGTTGGGATTGCACCCAGAGAATACAGCTCAAGATCGCCTTGCAGCACAAAATTATTATGATTATTTACATGGAACGAAAAGATTAGATAGATTGTTAGAGGGGAAAGGGCTTGATCCAAAACGTGCCACATCTGGTCCAATGCCATATGGAACAGATAAACCTGAATTGGCATCAAAATACGCAACAAGTAAAGCCGATACTTCAATGTATGACGAAGGAAATATGGCAAATTATTTTCAAGTCAATCCTAAAGATTTGGGAATAAAAGGAAAAAATCTAATTACTGTTGAGCAAAGCTGGCATTATTTGTTACCAGATCAAAAGAAAAAAATATTAAGTGGTTATTACAGAACAGGATATGAAAATCCCAAAGAAGCATCTGGTGCATTTACTTTGCATCCTGAAGGATCTAATGCAAGCATTGCCGATAAGCGGCATCTTGATCATGTATTGCAAGAAGAGCGTGGAAATCCATTGGCAGCGTTAAGAAATCTTTGGGGAGAGTCTGGTGAACTGTATGACAATCCTGAAGATTTATCAAAAATATTTAAAGTTGCAGGTTATCCATACGAAATAAGTCAAACTAATGCGCCTTGGACAGCAGCGCAAGGAGTACTTACAGGAAAGGTTAGGATGGATCAGCCATTGATTACATCGGATGTAGAGCATCTCACTAACAATGTCATACCTTTTTTAAAAGAACAATTTAAAAACGACAGAACAAAATTAAAAATTGGCGCAGATCAGTGGGCAAAAGAATCACATTACACTCCAAAACAATGGGTTGATGAATTACAAAAAGATATAAACGAAGGTAAAAATTCTTATGTTTGGACATCAATACCTGACAAAGTTACTAACGCATTAAAACAACTTGGACATGATGGAATTATTGACGTTGGCGGAAAAGGTGGCGGCGAAGGACATCAGGTTGTTATCCCATTCCACCCCAAACAAGTTCGATCAAAATTTGCTGCATTTGATCCTATGGAAAAAGAATCAACTGATCTTTTAAAAGCCCACGGCGGCAAAGTATCCTTCGCTGACTCATTAGACGCAATGCGTCACGAACTATCAAAGGCTAAATGATGGCTACAGAATTCCCCATACCTCAAGACTACAACCGTCACATTGACGGCATCGGCGATGAAGAGAATTTCGCGGACGATCCGCTGTTAGACATATTCAGCGAGGATGCTCAGCAGGATGTTGAGGAGCTCGAGGATGGGTCTGCGATCGTACGTCTTGACGACCTGAAGACGCCTGAAGAGTCGCCATCGTTTTACTCCAACATGGCAGACGACATCGATTCATGGCGATTGTCTGAGGTGGCGCTGAAGTACATCGACCTGATTGAAAAAGATAAGGACGCCCGTGAAGAGCGAGATAAACAGTACGAAGAGGGATTGCGTCGGACTGGTTTGGGACACGACGCCCCCGGTGGTGCGCAGTTCATGGGCGCTTCGCGAGTTGTACATCCTGTCATGGCTGAGGCGTGCATCGACTTTTCTGCGCGTGCAATCAAGGAGCTGTTCCCTGCGGATGGCCCTGTCAAGACCAAGATCAACGGCGAAGTGACAGAGGACAAGACTAACAAAGCTGAGCGCAAGCGCGATTTCATGAATTGGCAGTTGACCGAGCAGATCGAAGAGTTCCGCGACGAGGAGGAGCAAACCCTCACGCAGACACCACTTGGCGGATCGCAGTATATGAAAATCTGGCGCGACGAACAGAAGCGTCGGTCGTGCGTGGAGTTCCTGCCAATCGACAACATCTATCTGCCCTATGCTGCTGGCAACTTCTACACCGCATCGCGTGTGACTGAGGTCAACAACATCACGCAGGAAGAGTTCGAGATGCGCGTGAACTCAGGCCTGTACCGGGACATCAGCATCT